TACTGCTTCATCCGTAATTGGTTGCGGAACATCGCTTCCAGTTCGTCCTGTGACAGCGTATCCGGCTTGAGTCCCATCGCTTTCGAGCGTGCCTCGACGCTGGCCTGCAGGCGCTTGAGAGACGCTAGGACGGACGCGGTAGAACGGTCCTTCTGTGGTTGTTTCATATGTCACCCCTTGAGTTGGGATTGTCGCAGCCTTTGGCGCAGGCACATCAGGTATTTTTGCTTTGCTTGCGGTTTTTGCAACATCTCTCAGTGCGCCACTGATACCGGGCATGGACGGTGCGGTCATCAATTGAGGAATGATCGGCGGGATCTTGAAGTCGGGCAGGTCTTCGAGCGTGTCTGCAATATTTTCAAGGTACCGAATGCCTGTCTCGGTTTGTGGCAGCCTGATGTTGCCTGTGATGTATTCCTGCGATGCCTCTCGGGCGCGTTCTAGCGGTGATGTGTCGCGTGGATCGCCACTGGCTGCAGCCTCCTTGGCGAAGGTGCCAAGCGATACCACGGGCGATGTAAGTGCCTTGGCCACCACGGGAGCACCCGTTAGTAATACATCAAGACCGCCAGCAACGCTAGGCAGCGCACCTTCTATGCTTTGCAGGACATTGCCTTGGCCATAGCCTGGCAGGGATGACACCCCGCGCTTGGGTGTTTTGCCCATAAAGCGATCTAGTGGGCTGCCACCGTCTTGCATGTGTATGGCGCCACCAGCGGCTTTTTTAATTGCTTCAACTGGATCGTAACCCCACTCGTAAATCGAGTCGCCATTGGTGAATATTTCATTGGCTCGAACGCGCTTGCTTAAAATCTTGTAGTCACCTCGTAGCGCACTTTCACCATGGGATTTGGCATAAGGGCGGTCAATGGTTACCCAGTCGCCAGCATTAATAACATCCTTGGCATTTTTGGGTACGGCTCGATACACAGTCACCATTTGATGCGGTCTGCCCTTAAAGCTTTGTGCAAGCGATACAACCGCTGCATCTCGTGGCTCTCCATGACCATAGTATTGAGATGCCCTGCTTGAGTAAATGTCATCAGGATAAGTCTGAGTTAAATCATGTAATGGCGCTCCACCGGCTCTTGTTGGAGCAGTATGAAGGCCTCTGTAATCTTCATTAGTCACTACTGGTTTTGATGGAGTGGCTTGGGTTTTTACATAAGCATCATCAGCAGCCTTTTTGATGCGTTGGTAGCGCAAAGCATTTAACTGATTTGGATTAGCTTTATAGTCTGCATAAGCCTGAGTGGCCATTGCACCAAGATCACTAAAGTTCGTTGGCAAATTTTCTTGGGGCGTCCTATACATGGACTCCGAAATGGCAAAGTCTTTGTTTTTTCCTGTGTTTTGCACAAAGCCAAAGCGCTTGTAAAACTCTTTTAGCTTCTCCTTGTTGCCACCAAAGTCTGCTGATGGCGATAGCGTTACGGTTGCACCAATGTCATCGGCTTGTTTAACAAGGTCGTTCATGACCTGCGTTCCGATTCCTTGATTGCGCTGCTCCTTTGGAACAACCATTTTGCCGAGATAAAGCGTGTTATCACCAGCAACTGAAATATCGACATTTGGATATTTGGCCCGCAGTGAGTCAGTGATTGCATCACCAACCCTTGCAGTTTTTATTGTCTTTGAAACCGTTGCTGGCAAGCCAAGCACCGGGATCATTGATAGGCCCTGACCAATCTTTTGCAAGTCTGTTGATCCAGCGCCGGACATGTAGCCCTCAGCAAACTCACCGACGCCGGATGCTATGCGCCCAGCCGGACTTTCTTGTATGGCTGCAAGAGCCTGCTGAATATCTTGTGCGCCTTCACCATAGCCTGGTAGCGATGATGCGCCGCGAGATTTGGCAGCAAATTGATTGAGGGGGCTTCCACCGTCTTGCATGTTGACGCCATACAAAGTTTCAAGCAGTCGTTTGGGATTGGGCATCATCGGCCTCCGTTTGCGCGGGATGATAACCCTTTGCGGTTAGCTTGCATACGGATTAGTCCTCACAACGCCAGCATCAATGTAGTCCTCGGGATCGTAATCATCGGGTGGCAAGGGGTCGATGTTGAGCCAGCCAGCATCACGCAAGTACCTGAGTGCCTGGCTGAAGGCATCCACGAAATCATCATGGTCCGTGGTTGGGAAGCTACAGATCTGCGTGACCATGGATTCAGCCCAGTCACGGACATAGCCTGATCTGTTGCTGGACTCGGGTACATAAACCCTGCCAGCCTTCACGATGTTGGCCACAATCGATAAGCGTTGGATCTTGTCAGCCTTACCCGGATTGTAGCTACGCACGGGCACATGAGCACGCTGCAAGTCTTGGATGAGCACGATACCCGCGGCTTTGTCCTCGACCAGGACCAGGTCAACTTTCTTGGCGGTCTTGCCCTCGCCAAACACAATGTCATATTCCTCGATGACCTTGGGCTTAAGATCTGGGTACTGCAGCCTGTCCTGCCAGGCATCAATGATCAAGACGCACATGGACCCGTCAGTGGGCTTGAAGACGCCAAACGTGATCGAGGCCGTGGGATCGTTGACCGTCTTTTCCGTGTACGCACAATCATAGCTCTGAATCACATACTCAAGCTTGGGCAGTTCTTTGCCAGCAGGCCAAAGCTTGAACCAATCCCTGGAGACAATGCCGCCTTCTTCAGGATCAATAATCTCGGCGTGAATCTCCTGGCGGCCAAGCTTGGTGCCCTCGTATTGCAGGATCTGGCGCTTGAAGTTCTCTGACAGGTTGTCTAAGTTGCTGTAAGTGCTGGCTGTGGTCAGCACGACATCATCACCCTCACGGCCAATCAGGTCGATGATTAATTCCTTGGGCTTGGGTGTCGTGGTGCAGATCAGCCTGGTCTTCATGTCCTCCAACTTTAGTCGCATGCCAAACTGGATCTGGTCCCAAGCCTCCTGAACATACTCCCATGCTGCTAGCTCATCGAGCCAGCCACCATGAAATTGTGGGCCTCGGAAGCGCTCAGGTTCACTAGCTGGGATGCCCTTGATCAATGAGCCATTGGTCAGCTTGATCTCATGCAAGGCCTTGTTGTAATCAGCGATCAGGACGGGCGGAATCACGCTCAGGAGGCCCGAATCACCCTCGAAGCATGTACTCCTAACATCCGATGACGTTGGCGCTGCTACGAGCCATCTAGTGGCTTTATAGGACCATGCCCACCAGCCAATCTGTTCTGCGGCTGTCCTGGTCTTGCCTGCTCCCCTTCCTGCAAGCATGAGCCATATGGACCACCAGTCGCCATGCGGCAGGATCTGGTGCTTGAGCGCTCGTGTGAGCCACATCATGCGCCAGGCCCAAGCAGCAGCAGCCTGTGGCTCTAGCCTGGTGTACTGCTCGCGGATCGCTGGATCTTTGAGCAAGGCCTCGAGGTCACTTGTCCCCAAGCTGGCGCTTCGCTTCGAGGTTCTTCAGCATGGCATCAAAGATGCTGATGTCAGCCTTCAATTCAACGGGATTGTCAGCGTCACCAGCATGAGTGAGGCGCTCGCCGTACTTCTTCGGGTTCCACTTGGCCAGCAACTTGAGGCGCGTCTCAATCTGAAGCTTGCGGTGGCCGAGCATGTCTTCCCTGGTAACGACAATGCCATCTTCAGACTCAACTTGCTTGGTGCCCCACTTGGGCGTGTCGGCTAGCTCAAGGCACTCCTCGGCCATCTTGTCATAGCCAATTTCGCGTGCGCGTGCGATGGCTGCGGAAAGACCGACGCCTTGCGTTAATGGTTCAGCGTTACTTAAGCGCTCCACAATCTCTTGGGCGATTTCAGGGGTGTATTTACTGGGGCGGCCAGTTTTCTTGGGCGCGGCCTCGGTTTTGGGTTTCGCGGTCTTGCTCATCACATCTTCCAGTGACATATTGATCCGCTGATGATAGGGTTTTGGCTGGATTGTGGCAATTGTTTGTGCGGCGAAGGAGCCAATCACAATCATAACTGCTTGATTTTACTACGCTTTGCACAAAAAAAGAACCCCCAATTGCTGGGGGTCAACTCTACGGGGAAGTGCAGAGGATTTCAGGAGAACCACAGGAAACAGCCCTCAGTCTAAATCCTCCTCATCATCTTGGCAATCACGTTCTGCAAGCTCACGCTCACGGTCATATTCGTACAGTTGCCGATCAAGCCATGCGTCATAATCCATTTGTTTACTCCTGGCTGAGAAATCGATTAAGGGCATCGCGCAGTTCGATGACTTTTTCACGGGGCACAGATGCTGCTGCATAGGCACCGATCTTCCACAGTGAAAAATGAAGACCGTCATCATGATCGCTAACTGTGATGCGGTTGTAGTCCTCAAGTTCAATTTGTGCTTCAAATTCTTT